TACAACATAAATAGTAGTAATGTCTACGCCAACATCTAAAAACTCGCCACCCGCAGTTACAAACTCTGATGGGGCTATAACATTCTGTGATCGCATAATTGAATATGCTGCAATACTTCCATCTGTAGAATTAGTAATTAATAATAGATCATTCTCATCTGTATCCACAGCACGTCTTAATGCCATACGTGTAGGATTTTTTAATAGATGTCCTGATAATAAAGATATCTTAGATGTAAGATAAGTTAATTGTGTATCAGAGTATGCAATCTCACTTAGGATCTTACCTTGACGTTGTATAAATAACACGCCTGATTCTAGTTGTTGCACTCGAATACCTTGCTTACTACCAGCACGACCAGTAGTAGACACAAAGAATGATGTAGGTGTGATTGGCTCTAAGCCTTGTTGTGGTACATAGAACTCACCACCCGTTGTAAAGATCATTAAATCGCGACCAGAGATAATATCTGTAATCGCATTGAATGTATTAGTATCTAATGTAGCTTCTACTGAATCGTCATCTAAACCTTCTGTCCCTTCAAAGTCAAAGAAGATACCAACTTTAGATCCCCATACTGTAGATGGTCTTGATTTAGATCCACCGAAGTATAAACGACCTTGATGAAATGTTACTGTTCTTGGCCATCCTTTTCCAGCTGACCATACATTTTCGTAGCCAGATTCTAATTCCCAATTACCATTAGCAATAGCTGATGTATTAAAGAATGGAAATTCAGTAATAGCATTGACTACTGTACCGCTTGTATATTGGACAATCTTAGCTCTACCTTGTGGCACAACATTAATATATTGTCCTACAGAGCCAGCAGAGAATACAGATGATGATGCGGTAAGTGTCACTTTACCTGATACAGCTGATGGCGTTAATGTGCCAGCTGGATTAGATACGCTTAATGTATATGCATATTTAGGAATGCTGTCAAATGAAATAGCAGATGCAGTCCATGTAGCGTCTGTGCCACCACGTACAATTTTTATTGGCGCTAAATCTTCATGCACAACAATAAGTGTGTCGGCAGATTGTGTCCAGCACATATTAGCTAATTTAGCTGATGATAATGATACGCCTGATGTATCAAGATAGCTATTGCCAGATCCATTGATGTTTGTAATTAATGCGCCATTCTTATACACATGCATACGATTATGTGTAAATGCAAGCATATAACTATCTGATGTTGAGAACTCAAAGGCTACTAATCGCACACCATTAGCAGCAGATTCTGTGCTTGAATTTGGCAATGCATTGATATAACGTAAGCCACTGCGTCTAGTAATGCCACCTTGTGGTTGGCATAATACATTTTGAGCAGTCTCTAAACCATTCTCATATGATTTAATATCTATACGTGAGCGTAATAGTGGATCTATTTCACCCGCAGTAAAGTTAGTTTGAATGGTTACAAAACGAGCCATTAGTATCTCACATTAATCAATGAGAAGTCTTGTATTGCGTTTACTGGTTGTCCTTGGCCATCAATATTCATAGCTTGTCTCATGTAGCCACCACGACCATTTTCTCCTGGTGTACCTACAGCAACAGTTTGCCAATATCCAGCCTTTTCTGTTTGATCTGTAATAGGCACAGATAAATGCCATGCAAGTATATATTTAAGCAGTTGAACAAAATATGTTGGCATTGATGATTCTGGTACTGAGTATTGATAATCTACCCATACTTCTTCATAATCTGTTAGCACCTTATCTCCCATGATTCTATATTCATTGCGTATGGGAGAGCCTACTTCATTAGCGTCATATAATGCTCTTGGTGAGTTTATGCGATCAGAAGGTAGTTGATATTCGTATTTGTATTCGGTAACTGGTGTAGTGACCAGTCTAGCACATTGAACTTTCTTAAATGAAAAAGACCATGGATATGTTGATAATGCTTGGTCTCTGATATCTGGATATAGTCTATCGCATATAGATGCTTCGTCTGTACCTTCGGTAAAAGACGCAATAGGTTTAGCACCTAACATTAATAGTGAATCAGAACAAACTGATAATGCTGAATCTCCAGCTGCCATACTCTATCTCCAAATGTAAGAATAAGGCGAGTGCAAAACACCCGCCCTACCCAAGTTACTTACTACAATACAGACTATTAATCTGTATCTGTTGCTGTTACTGTTAAACCATCAGATACGTCTACAACGCCAGCAGATGTATTTGATAATACATAAACAATGCTCATTGTAGGAGTTGCTGAATCGTAAACAAAAATAATGTCGCCCACTTTTAAAAGTGAGGAAGCATCATTGAAGTAAGCAGTTGTATTTACTGTAGCGATTGAATCTGCACTAGTATATGTCCAAATTTGTGGAGCATTACCAGCTTTAGATTGTCCGCCAGCAGCATTTAAACCAGTCGCTGAATAAGCCATTTAGTATCTCCTTAAATTAAGATTCACGGCATGTGAGTTGAACAATACCCTCAGCATCGATAGCAGTTGCAGTCGCAGAGAATACAGCATTCACAAGGAATGAAGTTTTTTCTGGAATGTAATTGATTTCTGTGCGAGGAGCTATACCTTCTGCGTAACCAACAGAGTCTTTATGGAATGCAAAAACTTTGCGATCTAAAGAACCATCAATTGGTAAACCACCTTCTGAGCGATCACCCAATAAATGGAATGTAAAGCCTAAGAAAGTATTTAGTTCACCAGCTACTAAAGCTTTAACTGTATTAAAGTCAGAAGAAGTTACTGCTGTTTCTGAAAGTAATGAAGCTAAGTTGTTGCCATGAAGAACAATGTGACGACCTTCTGGTGGAACGTTGTTTTTGTCTAATAGACGTTTAGCTTCACGTAGTTTAGCTACGCTTAAGTTAGTGTCTGAACCACCGATATCGTTAGACACTGTTAATGATGTTGATGAGTTTACAAGCGCATCAATAATCATTTGATCTTGTCTACGACCGATAGCGTTAGATACTAATTGAACTAACTCTTGTCTTTCGTCAAAATTTACTTTTTGTTGCATAAAGATGTCAGAATATTCTGCTGCATTCCAGTCTGCTAAAGTAGCAGTTACTTGGCTAAAGCCAGCATTCAATGGTGATACATCTGTTTGTGGGATTCTTAAAGTAGCAACACCTTTGCCTACTTTAGGAAATTTTACTACTGATCCTTCAACACCGCGTCTTTGGCGAACTGCACCAACTAATTTAGCTTTACCTTGGTAAGCCTGTTTAACTTCGGCATCAAAGAGGGTTACAAAAGCGCTTGATAATCCAATAGCCATGTTATTCTCCTAGAATTGATAAAAATAAAGTTTATCGCTTTGGTTAGCCAGACAAACCTGGGCCAGTGCTTGCTATTTACGATAGCCAAACGACAAGACGACTTGTGTGAAGGGTTGCGAATGCAATGAGCCTTGTATGGTTTTTAGCATATTTTACAAATTTGTGCAAGTATTTTGCGTTTTAGGCAAAAAAAGACCCACCGAAGTGGGTCAAACGCGAACTACGGAGTCTTACTATGAACCAAAATTAGCTTCAAACATTCTTTCTACTTTCTTTCTAAAGCCAGGATCTGTTTGATATTTAGGATCTCCGACCATAGCGTAGAGTTCTTCTTTGGATAAAGCACCTTGAACTGGAGCGCTATCTGTAGGTACACGACCTTCATAAGCACCACGAAGTTTCTCTAATGCAGCAATACCTTTTGCAGTACCACCCATGTATTTAAACTCCTCAAAGTCGTCTTTACCCCAAATACCCTTATTAACTAAACCACTAGCCCACTTAACCATGCCATTAATACGGGCATCGGCATTAGGACCAAGCGCTTTCTTTTCTTCTGCTAAATTAACAGAGCTAGTTTGATTAGCTTCAAATCCCATCTCAACAACTTTACTCACTAAAGTATCTAAAGCTGCTTGGCTTACACCATATTCTTTAGCCCAAGATAGTACGTGATTACGTACGGGATCTTCTGCTGGAATATCTTTAAATGCGGCTACATCATAGTTACCATCTGCTGGTGCCTTGTGTTTGCCTTGTGAGATTTGTTTTCTTAGATCGCCCCAAGATTTAGCCATAGCCTGTAAGTCTGGCTCTGCATCATCTTTCTTCCAGAAATTCTCTGGCCACCAATCGGGTCGTTCTAAAGGACTATCATCATCTTCATCTGATGCTTCAAGATGTGATATTTCTGTTTTTTGCGGATTTGATTCTACTGCTTCTGTTTCAACTGATG